TTGTGGTATTTAAGTTCATGACTACGATAAAGATTTCCATTTGAAAATATATCATAACCCATATTATAAGAAGTTCCTTTATCAAACTTAACCCCCCTAAATTCTGCTATAAGTTTATGGGGGTAAAACTTAACCTCCATAAATTCTGCTATAAGTTTATTGTCTTCCTGTTTCATTGTTATACTCTTTAATAAAAGTTACTACTGCTTCGTACACCTCGTTTATATCGCTATATAAACTAATGTTAAGCATCTCTTGTGGTACTCCTTCACAATCTTGCTCTATCTTTATTACTACGGGTCTTAACCAATCCCAAGATTTGTGGTATTTTAATTCGTGTTCCATATAATCTGCCTGAACACCTTTATCTATGTTCAGCCCCATAAATTCTGCTATAAGTTTATTGTTGTTTTTCATAGTTTTTCTAGTTCTTTTTCACATTCATAACATACACCCCAATCGTGGTCTGTATTTTGTAATTCGTCTTCTGATACAAATGCCCCACAACAACTGCAAGGTATATCTTTAATTTCTTGAGGGTTAATCATCTTATTTCTTTTTTATCGTGAGTACCGTTGTATTTCCCGTATTTAAAATAATACTTGTTGTACTTTGAATGACTATAAAAAGAGTCACATTTAAACCCTGTCAAAAGTTCGAATGTATCTTTAGTAACGAAACCCTCTCTATGAGGCGTTTTAATCTTTTTATGGTAGTTTTCTCTTGAATAAGCCCTCCTACCCTCTAGAGTACTTAAATCGTGCTTAGAAGCTAGTTCTTGCTTTCTTTTTCTTTCGTGTAAGTATTTCATATATTTTCTTTAAATGAAGTTAACCATAGCTTATTGTAAAAATCTAAAGCTACTTTTTTTATTTTACCTGAAGCCCAAAGCCTTCTTTTTCTCTTTTTTAAAGCATCTAAAGATGCCTCAATATGATAGCATCGTTTGAGGTATTTTTTTACAACCTCTAAACTTTTACCCCGAAGAGAGCCATCTATTATTACTTGGTCTATTAAACACTTTTTGAACATGACTATATATTTTAGTTATAAACTTTGTTATATATTAACTGCTTTTAGGTAGGGGTGTACTTATTTCTAAGCATACCCCCTCCAACCAAACAAAAACCTCCTTTAGAAAGGAGAACAATCTTCGTAAAACCCACAACAACTACAGTGAAGATAACTACCTGCGTTGTCTGTGTATTTCCTTGCTTGAAAACCACAAGCACATTCTTTGATTTGAGGTTCTTTAGGAACTGACTTTAACTCCTCATGAGAACCTTTATTACAGAAGTCACAAGAACTCTTTTCTATTGAACCACAATCGTTGCACCAAGAATTATATGTACTTGTAATCTTAGCTTTCTTTTTTGGTTTAACTCCGTAAGCACCATATCCGTAGTAATCATAAGCCCCCAAATACGTGTGGTAATCGCTTGTAGCAACATGCTCGTATCTGACTTCCCCAAGAGATGTTATTAGGCTACGAACTAAATTGCAAGTGTGTATTGCATCATCTATGTTTACATACTCTTGATTTGAGTGAGGTCTGTAATATCCACAACTCATATTTGCACAAGCAATACCCATATCCTGCGCTAATTCGTGAACATCCGTAAGACCGCCATCAGTAATTGAATACCCGTAAGACTTTAGTGTAGGGCTAATAAGTTTCTTGAACTCATCGCCAAACATTTTTATCCCCGAAGATGTTTGAACAAAATCTTTGTTGCCCTTTCTATCGCACTCGAAAGCGTACGCAACATCCTTAAAGAACTCTGCATCAGCCTTAGAACTACCCACGCAGCCAATCTCCTCTTGTGAGAAAAAACAAACCTTGATGTTGTCAAAATGTTTGAGCATTTCAAGGCAAACCCATATACCGACTTTATCATCTCCTCCTGTACCTACTTGTTGCATTTTATCTGTGTCGAAAGCTACAAAGTTACCTTCAACCTCATACACTCTATACCCCTTGTATATATCGTGAACTGTGTCTGTGTGAGACACAACGCAAGGGTAAGCATCAGTAACCCCTTTGGTTACATATATATTGTCGTGCTTATCTACATAGTAATCATCAGCACCATATTCTATACACTTGCTAAGGATAAATTCCATAGTTTCAGTGTATTCATAACTTGTAGCTTGGGTAGTAAGAACATCCCGTAAGCTAATTTTTAAATCTTTACTTTTCATGTTTTTGTTTGGTTTTGGTTATTAAATATATAAATCTTTTGGTATGTTGCTTTCGTACCTTTTAACTTGGGCTGTTTCGTTTAAACCCTCAGCTAATTTAGATTGCTTTTTCGCTAACTTAATCATTTGAACATTGCTTTTAGGTATATAGGTAGTGTCACTATACCCATCAAGTTTAAAGCAATCCGCTTTGAGTCTTCTTACTCCGAAAATATCTCTTACGACAGTCCCATGATAGCAGAATTGGAAATCTCCATTTAAGTCTATAAAGTTAGAGCAATCACTTCTGTATCTAGTTTCTCCCTCATGGTCTATAACAAAATACTTTGCCCTGCAAAATGTATCGCCATACATTATAGACCCCTCACTTTTAGGGTAGTAATCTCGTGAGTAGCCACAAATAGTTACTTCGCTTGAGTGGTATAAGTACCCGTCAATTCTGTAGAAAGAATGATTTATGTCGTCTTCACTATCTCGCTGAAGCCTTGAAATAGAATATGTGTCTCCATGCTCAAGATAAAGTCTTTTAAAGAACTCGCTTTTAGATGTTGACTGTTCGTTTACATCATACCAATCCCCATCAAAGCAGATAGAAACTTCATTTTCATCGTAATTCCAACCCACATTAATTGTGTCCACACCACGCAAAGTAGAGTAACAACCGCCAGTCGAGTCGAATGATTTGAACTTTTTTACCCCGAATTTATTGTAAGCATAATTTTTACAATTAGTTAGGTATGAATTGCCCTCGAAATCAAACCCATAACTAAAAGTATCTATGTAAGGGAAATTAGAGTAATCATCAAAGTTTCCTACCTCGAAGGCTAAAGCTCTTTTGAGATAAACTCCGTTAATTCCAATCCAAGTATCTTTGTGTCTGTAGCTTTGGTATTCTTTATGTATGATACCTTTACTCCTTGCGTAAGCTTTGAATTTATCCTCAATCCCATCGTGACTTTGATATATTCTATCCATATACTTGCTTCCATCAATATACCATATTAAAGCCCTACCGCTTATATACCCATCATCATCGGTATAAACCAATAAAGTGCAAGGGGTTTGTGCATCGTCATATATAAGCATATAACCCTCTTCAACGCATTCATCATGCCTCATACAGCTATCCCCTAAAGTACCTTGTCCGTCTCGAGCATACGAGTCTGTTTCTTGGTAGTGATAAGAGTCGTTTATGTAGCTACGACATGAAAAGTTTTCCTCACTAAAAGACTCCCCTTTAAGTAAGCCCACAAATTTTTCTACATCCTCGTTGAAATTCGAACTGAAACTCTCGTAGAAATCTTTTAAGTAATCCTCAGTAAATATTTTGCGGAGAGTCTTACCTACTTTTGCTTTAAACCTCCGTTCGTTGCTCAAGTCAGAAGCTTCATCATCATCCCAAGAATAATGCTCGATGCGTCTTTGGGTAGCGTATGATAGCTTACCAATTTCAGTAACAGATTTATTCATAAAACATACCCTATCTGAAGAGTCTTTAATTGCATCCTCAGACACAAAATTTTGGTGAAGTCGTATTAATAATTTTGCGGTT